CGAGATGCGAAGCCTGCTTATGGAGGAGTGCGCTCGAGCAATACTGATTGGTGATGGAAGAGACCCTGGCGATGATGATAAAATAAGAGAAGAATCGATCAGACCGATATGGACAGATAATGATTTCTTTACAGTAAAGCATGAAGTTGACGAGAACATAGCTTCTATAGATCTTGTCGATGAGGTACTTACGGCTAGAAGAAATTGGAAGGGTACCGGATCCCCAGTATTCTATACGACAGAGGACGTAATCACAGACTTATTACTTATAAGAGATCTGAATCAGAGAAGGATATATAATTCTATTGCTGATATAGCTGCTGCAATGCGCGTTAGAGATATTGTCGCCGTAGAAGTTATGGAGGGAGCAACTAGAACGGATGATAATGGAGATACAAAATCGCTCATTGGGCTGCTTGTTAATATTAAAGATTATACAACAGGAACCAATAAGGGCGGACAAATTACTATGTTTGATGATTTCGACATAGACTTCAACCAATATAAATATCTAATGGAGACAAGATTCTCAGGAGCATTAACTAGGTGGAAATCGGCAGTTGCTATTGAGAAGCGAGTAGTTGCTCAAGGTTAATCAAAATGTAAGTAGGAGGATATGATGGCGAAATTTTACGGCGTTATAGGCTTTGAGGTTAATCAGGCTATGGTTTCACCTGGTGTATACCAAAAAGAAATAGTTGAAAAAACATATCGCGGAGATATGTTGCGAAATAAGAATAGAATTCGAAATGACGATCAGATAAACCAAGATATTATATTCGATAATCGATTAAGCATCATATCCGATCCTTTTGCTAATATCAACTTTCCACAAATAAGGTATGTCGTACTTAATGGGAGTAAATGGAAAGTTATGAATGCGGAGATACAAAGACCAAGGATAATTCTAACTATAGGAGGTCTATATAATGAGTAATCGAATAAATTTACAGAAAGATCTAGAGGCGGTCCTTGGTAGCGAGAATGTGTATTTTCAACCACCATCTGGTATAAGAATGCTATACCCAGCCGTTGTATATTCGCTAAATCGCATAAGCGCAACATACGCAGGCAATAAAATATATAATGAGAGGAAGAGTTACACGTTAATTATAATGGATGCTAACCCAAATAGTGATATTCTAGCGATAATATTGATATCATTTACTCATATATCATTCGATAGAATGTATATAAAAGATAATTTATATCACTGGGTTTGCACGCTTTTTTATTAAGTAAGGAGGAAAGAATAATGAGTAGAATTGTATGGCATGATATTGGTCAAAAATTTTATGAAACGGGCGTTGACCGTGTAGTATTATATCTTGTAGACGAGAACGGAGAATACCCAAGGGGGGTTCCTTGGAATGGTTGTAGTCAAGTATCGGATAACCCAAGCGGCGCTGAGCCGACAGCTTTATATGCAGATAATAATAAATATATAACTCTCATGAGTAAAGAAGAGGCCGGAGGATCCATAGAGGCATATACTCATCCGGATGAGTTTTATCTTTGCGATGGATCTGCGGAATTGGCGGAAGGGATTTATATAGGCGAACAACCAAGAAGACCTTTCGGGTTATGTTACAGGACGATCCTTGGTAATGATGTATCCGGCGATGAGTATGGGTATAAGATACATATAGTGTATGGTGCGCTTGCATCTACTTCCGATGTCGATAATGCAACCCAAAGCGATACGCCTGAGGCGAATACCTTTTCATGGGATTATACTTGCACCCCGGTAAATGTGCCAGGGCACAATCCATCAGCAAGTATTGAAATAGTATCAACGAAGATTGATCCGGCCAAGTTATCTGCACTAGAAGATATCTTATACGGAACTGCCGACACGGACGCAAGGCTGCCTTTGCCGGCAGAGATTGCGGCTATAGGTGCGATATAAGTTGTAAAAAAAAAGGAGAGACGCCATGTTAAAAAAGACAATTAAATATGAAGACTATAACGGAATCGAAAGAGAAGAAGATTTTTACTTTGATATCACTCGCTCCGAACTCGTTGAGATGGAGTATGGTAGATATGGGGGAATGGTAGAATTTATAGAAAAAATGGTGAGAGAGCAGGATGTGGTTAAAATAACAGCCATGTTCAAGGAGTTGCTATTAAAATCTTATGGTGAAAAATCAGAAGATGGTAGACGTTTTGTTAAATCCGAAGAAATATCAAAAGGGTTTTCAGAAACACCAGCATATGATGAAATATTCTTCGAGTTATATGGTGATGCGGATAAAATGGCAACCTTCATCAAATCAATACTCCCAAAAAACATGCAAGGATCTAGTCGTGTGCTTGAGGATTAGTGTGCCAATACGAGAGAGTTTTAATTCTCTCATGAGAACATTTGAGTATATTGATACCTATGAGTTCACCATTAATCACTCTTTACATTCCATATCCAAATGGGAATCCAAATGGAAAATCCCATTTATAGGTAATGATAATAGATCGGAGGAGCAATTATTCGACTACCTTAGGTTATCCACAATAGAGGATGATATTCCATATGATTCTTATTATTACCTTAGCGATGAAATTTTGAACGAAATCGATGGATATCTGCAAGACCCAATGACTGCTACTAGGTTTAGGGATCGCAAGGGAGGGTCTTCTAAAAAAGAGATAGTAACTTCGGAGTTAATTTATTATTGGATGATATCCTTTGGTATCCCAATGGAATGCGAGCATTGGCATATAAATAAACTAATGGCCCTTATAAAGATGTTCAATAATAAGAATTCTAAGCCGGAAAAAAGATCTAAGAAAGATATATTGTCAGAAAAACGCGTAATTAATGATGCGCGCCGAAAACAGTATAATAATGGAGGGTGATATGATTATATTCAATTCTTTGCCGGTAGTACCATTTAGCATACCAAATGGAGGTCATTTTGGACCTAGAAATACGGGCATACAAGGGGCTTCTACTAACCATCTTGGGGTGGATATGCGCCCAGATCCGTCAAGAAGACAGGACACTCCTGTTTTATCCGTTGCTGATGGTGAGGTTCTTCAGAGCTATTTTAATAGCGCTAGAGGTTTTGTTGTCGTCATTAGACATAATGGTTTTGATACATTATATCAGCATTTGGCAGTTAGGTCGCCATTGCCTATTGGGAGAAGAGTTTTATCTGGGGAAAGGATAGGGACTATGGGTTCTACTGGGATAGGGTCTGGGATCCATCTCCACTTCGAGCTCATAGTTAATGGGGTTCGAATAAACCCAATCAATAATCTAAACAATATAGGGAAGGAGATTGCTATGAATTATGAGGACTATCTTGTATTTTTTGATAGAGCATTAGCCGAACGAGGCATGTTGCCAGTTAATCCTGCGATAGCTCCTGCTGAGTTTGCAGAGGCGATAGGTGCTGGTATAACAGATGGTACTCGACCAATGTCTCTTGGTACTCGCCAGGAGATGGGCGTTATGTGCGTTCGAGTAGTACGTCATATCATACAAATGATAAAAGAAGGAGGGATATTGAATGAGTAATAAAAAGAAAGACGATGAAAAAGAAAATGCGATAGCTCTTGAGGAAGGGGATGAAAAAGAAAATACGATAGCTCCTGAAGAGCTTCCTATTTTAAATTCTAAAGTAATACCTTTTGGGGTTCTCGTGACTGTACCAGCGATAAATATACGAACCGGACCTAGTATGACTAACGAAGTTTTAAAGGTATTGGTTAATCATAAAAAAGTTATAATGATTGATCATATTGATGGTCTTTGGGGTAAAATAGAGGGTTTTGATAATGGTTGGATAAATTTAAATCATACGAAAGAGGTTTAGGTAAATCAAAATGGGAGTAATTATAAAAAATAAAGGCGGTTTCGAAAAGACGTTTAAATTTTTAGAAGGTTATAATAAAAGAAGCCTTATTTCTATCCTCGAAAAATACGGAGAACTTGGCATCTCCGCGCTAAAAGGAGCTACTCCCATTAGGTTTGGAGATACTGCGAATGCTTGGGGGTTCGAAATAATAGATTCCCAAGATTCAATTACTATACATTGGACAAATTCCCACATCAATAAAGGATTCTCTGTCGCGTTAGGGATCCAATACGGCCATGCGACAGGGACTGGGGGATGGGTCCAAGGGCAGGACTATATAAATCCTGCAACAAAAGCAATAATGGATAAGATTGTAGAAGATATGTGGATGGAGGTAACCAGACTATGAGTCAAACGATAGATAGACGAATTGTACAAATGAAATTCGATAACGAAAAGTTTGAAAAGAATATGGCGTCCACCTTAGAATCTTTAAAGTTATTTAAGGAAAAATTAGAAAATATGGATGGAGTCGCATCAGGCCTTCAAAAAGTCGAAGATGGCGTTGATTCCGTTCGAGTTTCATTTAGTGTGCTTGAGAAAGCGGCGATAGGTGTAATAACCAATATAGCCAGTCGATTAATGGACTGGGGTCTCGCCACAGCCCATGATGTATTATTTGGAAATATGATAAAGGGGTTCAGAGGTTATGAGCATATAATGGATCGCACAAGAATCATATATGCTAATGCTGGTGCGATGCATGGTAGAACCATGAGTGATGTTAGAGATTCAATAGGGGTTCTCAGAGACTATGCTTCCGAGACAGTCTTCAACATCGAAGGGCTTACGGATGCGTTAAAGGGTATGACTCAGGCCAGAATAGATCTGGAACCAGCAACAAGAGCCATAATGGGGTTCGCTAACGCTGGATCTTTTGTTGGTGCAAGCGCACAGAATGTAGATTATGCATTAAATGTATTATCTCGATCGATGTCCGGAGGCATTCAGCGACTCCAAGATTGGGATCAAATATATTCTC